ATGAGATTCCATAGGGCGTGGTGTTTGAGGACGTAAATTAACTTTAATTCTTAGTAAAGAAAAATAATCAATACACTTTAGTAGAGGTTTTAAAATATCAAAATATGGAGAGTTTACTTTATTAACTCCATAGAAAGTATGATAGAATTGAAAATCATATGCTTTCTTTTCTTCATTATTACTAACTACACAGTCACTCCAAAACCAAGGGAAATTATCAGAACAAATAATCTCTTTTAATTTAAAGTATTCTTCCTTTGGTAAAAAATCTTTGTATATTTTCATTCTATCTTTTTAAACAATCATTGTAATTTATGTTAAATTATTGTATGTGTCAATGAATGAAATAGAAAGTAAATATATATGAGAAGCCTTAATATGAATGGAATAAAAGTTTACGACAATGTTTTTAGCCGTTCTGATTCACAGATTTTTTATGACTTTATAACAAAGAGTAGTTTTATGATCGGATGGCAAGATAATCAAACTATTGAAGATAAAGGCATACAATTTATGCATTCAAAATGGTCAACTAAAGATGTTGAAAAAATAGGTCTATTAAAAAAAATAAAAAATAAAGATTTACTTAAGCAAATTAATAATAGGGTTCCAAATAATACAGTTTGTAATTGTAGCAAATTTGGAGAAGTCTATTCTCCACATACTCATGATTTGAAACCTGATGTACTTTTATATTATGCAAATTTAGACTGGAAAAGACAATGGTACGGCGAAACCCTGTTCTATTCGGAAGATTTAAAAGATATAATTCATACTATTCCGTACGTGCCTGGCAGAATTGTGTGGTTTAAAGGTGAAATTCCACATTCTATTAGACCAAGTTCATCTATAGCCCCTCAATATAGATTCACAGTTTCCTTTTTCTTCTTAAATGGTAGAACGGGATAATATATGAGAGCTAAGTTTCATAAACAAATATTAAGTGAAATTTCAATTATTCATGGATCTGTGGATATGCCTAAAAATTTTGAAATTAATAGACGGCTTTTAAAAGAAAGCATAGTTTACAGTAATTTAATTTCTAAAGAAGATGCAAAATTAAATACTTTCTACTTACCCTATCCCCGATATGCAGTTAATTTTCCTGCTAAAGTTGTAGGTATGTTGAATGCATATATCACCGAATACATTTTTTTAAATCATAAACTAAATCTTAGAAATTTAGATGTATGGGGAAATGTTTTTCTCCCTAATGAACATTATAATTTTATAAAACATATTGATACTTTAGATTTACGAAATAGTGCAGATTATATAATGTTATATGGAGTAGATATTACCGATCCTAATTCAAAAATAATTTTTCATTATAATGATAATAGAAAAAAAGATAGAGAATTTGTGCTGCCTTTAAAGAATAATCAATTTATTATTTTTCCTTCAACTTTATCTCATGCCCTTAGTAAAAATAAAAGTGAAGATTTAAATGTTGTATTAACCATTAGTTATATAGATGAATTTAAGTAATTATTATTGGTATTTTCAAAACGCTATCCCCCCTAGAATATGTGAGATGATTCTGCAATATGGTGCAGAAGAAAAAGAAGAACAAGAGCAAGCCGTTACTGGCGGTTTAGGTGTGAATAGAAATATAAAGAAAAATCCTTTAAGTAAAAAAGAACTAAAAGATTTAAAGAAAAAAAGAGATTCAAACGTAGTATGGATGAACGATTGTTGGATTTATAAAGAAATACAACCTTATATAGGACTAGCAAATAAAAATGCTGGTTGGAATTTTGAATGGGATTTTACTGAACCCTGTCAATTTACCATTTATAAAAAAGGTCAATATTATGATTGGCATTGTGACAGTTGGGAAAAACCTTACGACAGTGGTAAAATAAGAAAATTATCTATGACCATTAGTTTAACAGATTCTAAAAAATATAAAGGCGGTGAATTAGAGTTTGATTTTAGAAATAGGGATCCGCATCAAAAACGTAATTTAAAAGTATGTACTGAAATACTGCCTCAAGGTTCGGTGGTTGTTTTTCCTAGTTTTGTATGGCATCGAGTTAAACCAGTAACGAAAGGAGTAAGATATAGTCTAGTATGCTGGAATCTAGGTTATCCATTTAAATAAAATGACACGTACATTTTTTTCATCCCCCTATTTTGAAACACGGGTTTGGACACAAGAGTTTCCACAGTTTGTTCAATCAACCAATGAAGTTTGTAACAAGTATATTAAGGAAACTAAGAAAAGAGACAAAAAAATCTTAAAACAAAGAAATAAATCATTTAAAAAAAATTTAAAAGACGTAGGTTACGTTTTTCATTCTGGTAATATTCATAACGATCCAAATTTAAAAGACTTAGTAAAATTAATGGGAGAGGCTAGTCTTAGTTATCTAAGTGATTCTGGAGTCGATACGGAAAAAATAAGACTTTACTTTACTGAATGTTGGGTACAAGAATTTGGGAGTTTAGCAGCCCAACATGAACCCCATATTCATTGGAATAATCATGTTTCTGGTTTTTATTTTTTAAAAGCGTCTTCTAAATCTTCTTATCCTCTTTTTCATGAACCTAAACAAGGTGCTCTGATGACTAAACTACCTGAAAAAGATTCCACCAAAATAACACCAGCAAGTAGTATAGTTCATCATAAAGTAAAACCTGGTACTATGATTATATTTCCATCTTACTTACCACATCAATTTGCATTAGATTTACTAGGAGAACCATTTAGATTTATACATTGGAATTTACAAGCACTACTAAAGGAAATTAAATATGGAGCATAAAGTGATAGATAATTTTTTATCTAAAAAAGAATTTAATATTTTATATAATAATATATTTAATATAGATAATGAATTTCCTTGGTTCTTTTATGAAGCAAAAGAACTTGAAAAAGATCCTACGAAAGATTTAAATCAATATCAATTTTGTCATGTATTTTATCCGTCACAATCTAGATTTTTTTATCTCCTACAGCCATTAATTAAAAAATTGAAAATAAAACATTTATTAAGAATTAAAATGAATTTAAATCCTTATTCATCTTTGTTAAGCAAGGGGCAGTTCCACATTGATATGGAAAATTGTACGACAGCTATCTTTTACTTAAATACCAATAATGGTTATACTTTATTTGAAAAAAACCATAAAAAAATTAAATCTGAAAAAAATAGAGTTTTAATCTTTAATTCTAATTTGAAACACACTGGAACTAATACTACCAACAAGAAATTTAGAGGGGTTATTAATTTAAATTATGTCATTTAAAAAAAATAAATATATCGTAATTAAAAAGATTATTTCTTCCGAATTAGCCAATTTTGTTTATCGTTATTTCTTAATGAAAAGAAAAGTTGTAGAAAGATTTTTTGATGATAGATATATTTCTCAATTTACAAATGAATGGGGGGTATGGAACGATACACAAGTTCCACAGACCTATTCGCATTATGCAGATATAGCTATGGAAACTCTATTACAAAAAGTTCTTCCTATTATGGAAAAACATACTGGATATAAACTATATCCTGCATATTCTTATGCAAGACTTTATAAAAAAGGAGATATTTTAAAAAGACATAAAGATAGATTTAGTTGTGAGATATCTTGTACTTTAAATTTAGGTGGAGATAAGTGGCCAATATTTTTAGAACCAAAAAAGAATGTAGGCTTGGCTGATGGAAAAAAATATTTTGAAAAAAGTAATAATCCAGGAATATCTATAAATTTAAGAGCAGGTGATTGTTTAGTTTATTTTGGCCAATTATTAGAACATTGGAGAGGAGAATTTACAGGAGAAAATTGTGCACAAGTTTTTCTTCATTATAATAGACAGGATTCGAAAGGCGCTGAAGAAAATAAATTTGATAGACGACCTTATTTAGGACTACCACAGTGGTTTAGAAAATAATGTTTTTACAAAAAATAGAATTGTACGAAACCACTAAATTTCAATATCTATTAATACCTAAAAATGGAAGTACATCAGTATTAAAATGTTTTGAAAGAACTCCTCATGTAGTTAAAAGAGAACTGGCTAATAAAGTGAGATGGACCGTTGTTAGAGAACCTATTGATAGATTAATTGCTGGTTTAGCTTATGATTTAAAGTTACAAAAATTATCATTAAAAGATATTTCTATTGAGTCCTTATTTTATTCTAACATGCACTCAACTGTAAAAGAATTTCATTTTGTTTCGCACACATCGCTACAAGTATATTATTTATACAACACTAGAGTAAATTGGTATATTGATTTGAATGATTTAAGTGTTTTTTTAAAGATGCATTTTAATAAAGAAATAAAACTTAATGAAGGATCACCTAAATTAGAAAAGGAAGTTGGAAATTTTGTGCATAAAAATATGCACTTAATAAAGCCACATCTAATGGCGGATATAAAAATGTATGAAGCCGTTCAACAATCAGAGCAGCTATGGCAATGGCAAAAAGGAAGGATTTTTAATGAAGCGACGTAAGGCGAGTATCAGATCTGATTGGGGAAGACTAAGTGATATTGTTAAAAGATTTTCTAAACTATTAGTTGGACCCACATACCCTAGAACCCGCGTCCCTTGGGACGTGAAAGGAAGATTAAAAAAATCAAATAAAGTATTTAAGTTTGAGGTGAAGGATATGTTTAATATGAATGATGGCTTTCAAGGAAGACACGGTATTTTGTTTGAAAAAGTAGATAAAAAAGTATTTGAGACAGATAAACAATGGGTCATTGTTGATGCTGATGAGCTACATCGATATTTAATTAAAAATAAAATACTTAAGGTCCATTTAAATGATTTGATCGCAGGGCTAGAGTGGACTATATTTATACCTAAAAAGTAAACCTTAAATAGTTGATCTCCTCAAAGATATAGTATATTTGTAATAGAAACGGATTTTTCTATGTTACATAAAATCAGGCTAATACCAGGATTAGATAAGCAGTCTTCTGATACAGGAGCTGAAGGTAAATGGGTTAATGCCGATTATACCAGGTTTCGTTATGGCTTTCCTGAAAAAATAGGGGGCTGGGAACAACTCGTTAATAATAATTTAATTGGCGCAGGTCGTGATCAACATACCTGGGTCGATTTAGCAGGTAATAAATACGCAGCTATCGGAACCAACAAATGTCTTTATATTTATTTTGAAGGAGCGTTCTACGATATCACTCCTCTTGATACCTCTCGTCAGCAGACGGGAGCGACTTTTACTTTCGATGGTACAACCACAGTCACTCTTACAACATCCACGGCCCACGGAGCAGAAGACGGAGATATTATTCTTCTTGATGGTGTTTCAGGAGTTACAGCTTTAGGGATAGGTTTGACAGATGCAGATTTTGAAGACATACTTTTTGAGGTGACAGATGCGCCAACTGCTACGACCATGGAAGTGACGATGGGAAGTGCAGCGAGTGGATCAGCCAGCGGTGGAAGCACAACGATCAATTTTTATTATGTTATTGGTCCCCTTATTCAAACTTATGGGTATGGCTGGGGTACAAATACTTGGAGTGGACAAACGCTTCCTCTTATTCAAACAACTTTAAATGGAGCTCTTCTTAATGATGCCTATGGAACCGGAGGCTCAGGAACCGATATTGTTTTGACTGACACCACAGGCTTTACCAGTACGAACGGTATAATTTTAGTAGACAGCGAACTTATTACTTATACAGGAATTACCAGCAACACCTTAAACGGAATTACTAGAGGAACTAATGGAACCTCAACTGCGTCTCATTCAAGTGGCGCCGCAACCTATGATGCTACCGACTATGTAGGTTGGGGTAGTGCCAGTTCTTCATCAAATATTATTATTGAACCGGCTCAATGGAGATTGCTTAACTATGGGGAAAATTTATTGGCCCTTATTCATAACAAAACAATTTTTCAATGGGAGCCTTCTCTTCCTAATTTAAGTGTCAGAGCAGTCCTTGTAACCGGAACGGAAGTTCCTACGGCTTCAAGAGACATGGTTCTCTCGACTCCCGATCGTCATTTAATTTGTGTTGGAACAGAGACCACACTTCAGAGTTCAACAACTCAAGATGATATGTTTGTTCGTTGGTCTGATCAAGAATCTATAACCGAGTGGACACCTACCGCAAGCAATACAGCAGGTAGTCAAAGACTTACGGATGGTTCTAAATTAATGGGAGCCATTGTAGGAAGAACTGCTGTTTATATTTGGTCGGATACTGCCATGTACACCATGAAATTTATTGGACCTCCTTTGACGTTTGGTTTTCAACAAATGGGAACCAATTGTGGGATGTCTAGTCAACACTCTGCAGCCGAAGTAAATGGTATTGCCTATTGGATGGGACCTACAGGGTTTTATAAATTCGATGGAGGACGGATACAATTAATGCCTTGCCTGGTAGAAG